CCAAAATTTGGGCAAGGTTTACGGCAACCATTACGTCATCGTCTATTCCGTCAGTTACAACAGGAACATAGGCTTCACTTGGTGAAAATGCTGTAAACAAAAATTTCAGTTTTCCGTTGGCTGCATCTAGCAACTTTTCGGCAGGTGCTTTCCCGGTTACTACGTCAAGAGCAAACCAGTCGCTTACTTTTGTAGTTTTGGCAAAACCCATTAACCAAAGTTCAGTTCCTTCTCCAGACTCTGCATAAAACTCTTTTAAAGTTTTGTAAAGCTTGTAGTTGTTCACATCATTTATGATTCCTAAAGCAGCCACATCAATCATCGATTTGATTTGATAAGGCGTGTTTAAAAGAAACGTAGTCGATACAGCGGCAGCACTTGCGAGCAATCCGCTTACGCCGTCCGGTAGGTCAATAACCTGACCTAACTGACCGTTTTGAAATTGTATATCTATTCCTGGTAACATACTACTCTTCTGTTTTTGGAGTTAATTGAAGCTCAATGGCCTCAATGATTTTTGCATTTGTTGCTTTTGGGTCAACAGTCAATTCATTGTCTGCAGCAAAGGCAATAAGTTGCGCTTTTGTCATATCAGTCAATTTCACTTCTGACTCTTCGCCTATTGATTCCTCAACTTCAATAGCCGGAGGAGTCACCGTTTTATCCTCTAAGGATCTTGCGTGACTTTGTGCGTGATTTTCAGTGTAGAACTGTTCGCCGTCACTTGTTTTGAAATACTTGCTCATAATTTTTAAAGTTTAGATTTTACATAAACCCATACTGCCAAAAGCAGCGTAAGTCCTAGATATATTCGAAAGCCAATGATTTGTGTTTTTTGCCAATAGTTTAATTCATTCGTAATAATTGGCGGTAATTGTGTGACAGTATCTTGTGATATATAAGTGTCTTTCCACTGAGCAAATAGTTCCCGCGCTCTAGACTCACAATCAACTTTGATAACGTTATCCGAGAGACGAACCTTAGGGCTTTTTAAAGTGCGCCCTGGTTCGCTCTGGATAATGTTCTTAATAACTACTTTACCGTTTTGGCATTCTAATAATGCCTCCAGATAGCTGCTGTCTTTTTCAATTTTGAAAATGGTATCGTGTACCGTTTCCTTAATGATTTTTGTTGTTTCATTCTGCACCACAATAGGCTTTCCGCTTCCGCAGCCAACCAGTGTGGCGAGAACGAACAAACAACAAAATACGCTTAGTATATTTTTCATAATCTTAAAAATCCTTTAATGGTTTTGATTTCTCTTGTGCGTCTGCAAACTTGGTATCCTTCACGGCTTGAAACATTGTTGGTATTTCCTTCAATGGTGTGGAGCGTAGTTCCCGATACCGATTCCACTATGCCAGTGTGTCCGGTTCCGTGTCCAAACTCCATTATAAAAATGTCGCCTGATTGTGGCACTGTCACTCGTAGATCAACTTCTTTGTTGTACATATCGAGTACGCCTGCTGTTTTATAAAGTGGGTTTAAATATTTCAAGTCTAGGGACGCTTCTTTGGCGCACCAGTATATGAATGCCATACACCAGGAATACCCCTTTCCAAGTCCAACGCTTTTGAGATACTTCTCAACTGCGGGGCCCGCATTCGAACCTCTTGGTATTTCTTCGACTCCCAATTGGGAAATCGCTTTTTGTAATGTTGTTGTTGCTAATGGGGTCATCCCTCTTTACCGTTAAGTTGTTTGTACTTTCTTAATTCACCTGTAAGGGTTTCCAATTCATCAATCAATAGATCAATCTTTTTATCTCGCTCATTAATCGTTAGGTCACGGTCTTTTATCGCTTGCAATGCTGTAGACAATTGACCCGTTAAGATGTCAATTTTTGCGTCCCTCAAGTTGATAGCTGCAATGGCAGAGTCTAGCTGTTTTTTGCCATCTTCAATCAAACCTTTGTAAAAATCGGCTGACTTGATTTCGTTGTCAATTTCTTTGGATACGGCATCGGCTTCGAGTGCTCTATCAGTTGCATTGTTTTTGCGTTTTTCTACTAGCTTCATTCCGAAGGCAGTAAATAAAGAAGCTAAAACAGGATATAAAAACGTTAGTAACATTGGTGAGATTTTTTAAATAATAGCTCTCCGGTTACAGGAGAGCCATTGATTTATACTAAAGGATTGCTCCTATCCATTTAGCTTGGAAAGGCACTGCAATGAAGTAGTGACGATACGCCAATTGGTTTGTTTGGGTCGTTGGGTTGTCAGCAGCCGCCGTGAAATACTGTTTTGTATTTCCTGTCTTTTTGGCGATGTTGTCTTTCACAAAAGCAATGGATGCTTTTTTGTCAGTTCCACCCGGAACAGATCCGTATGCTTTTTTCACGTTCAATGAAGTGAAGTAAGGCATATTCACATATTGGTAGATTTCGAAACCTGCAATCGTAGGAGCTACGTCGCCAGTTCTGTAATTCACCAATTGATCTCCAAAGTTTTTACGATCTCTCAACAAGTCGTTATAGTGCTCTGTGTTCAAAATCAAACGTCTACCATCAACAGGCGCACCTGCTAAATCGAAAGCTTCTTTCAAAGACACAACATCTTCATAAACCAATCTCAATCTTCCGCCGGCAGTTGCTTCAGCAGTTGCACCACCTGTGGCAGTGATAACCGGAGTTGCTGTAGTTGTAGAAGTTGGAGCAATGGCGTGAACCGCTTTTCCAAATTTCTCGGCAGTTAATTTTTGAACTGTTTTACGAGTCGCATTATCGATACGGTCGTAAGATGCACCAAGAACTTGGTCATCTGAAAGTGTTACCACTTTGGTTTGGTATTTATCCAACTGAATAATAACCGCGTCATCCGTGTACGCCTGTAAAGCGATTGGGTAAGTACTGTTGTTAATCAAAATGTCAGGAGCAAACTCGCTCGTTGGCACGTGGATTACATTGCTTTCAGTGATGGTTCCTTCTCCCATTTGGGAAACGTCAACATCCATTTCGGCAATTCCGTCTAAGAACGGAGCTTGATCTGCGGTGGTCAGGTTATTAATAACTCTGTCCAACCATACGTCTGCAAAATTTGCTGGCATCTAGTGTATTATTTTACGTTAAACAATTTTTTGTACTCGTCTGGACTTGTAGCTTTAAAAGCCAATTGAGCGTCAAGACTCAATTTTTGAAAGTCCTCTTTTGTGGCAACCGCACCAGGAACATTTGGAATGGTTTTGTCAGCTAAAGTGGCTTTCACTGGAAGTGATGCCAAAGTGCTTTTTGCCAATTCAAAATTCAATTTTGCCAAGTTGACAAAATCGTCTTTTTTAGTTGCAGCAATTCTGCCCTCAGTTACGGCAAGCGTTACCATTTCGGTAATTGCAGTTTCTTGTGCAGTTTCTTTTTCGCTTTCAATGGCAAGCAATGCTGCTTTCATTGTAGCATTTTCATTTGATAATTTCAGGATACCCGCTTCTACGGCCTCAACATCCACTTCGGGAGTTGCCTTATCAAAACTGAGAGCCATTAAAGTGGCTACTGTTAAAATGATTTTTTTCATATCGTTACTAGGGTTTAATTCAAGTTGAGCCGGTAATGGATCTACCGGTAGTTCTGGCTGTAGTGCCAGGCAAAGTTTTTGGACAACGTCCTCTTTTAATAGTTCGCCGTTTTCTGCGTAAAGTCTAATAGAATTAGCATTGGATGGAACGGCAACGATGGAGCACTCATAAAGTTCGCAGGCTTCCATTACTAGCTCAGTTCCAAGAATCTTGATATTTTCGGGTTTAAAAATGAAACCCATTGAGCACGATTTTATAAAACCTTGCTCTACTTTGCGAGATATTTTCAAGGCGTCATCGTCTTCCAAGTCGAAAACAGGCTCACCCAAAAGCAAGTCCTTTTCCACACGGATGTTTTCCCATTTTCCAAGCACTCCTTTAGTAGAGTTATAATGTTGATCTAACATTACCGGATTATCGTTAAAACGCTTCAAATCGATACCCGCAGTCAGGATGCGAAATCCATAACTATTGATTCGGTTCTGGTCGTTGAAAACAAATGGTTTTGACATTGGCTACAATTAAGGGTTAATTTCTAATTTCAGAGACAAAGATGGGTCGAATCTGCCTCTTAAAAAAAAATGTGTAAACCTGCTTAACACTTATGTTCATTGACTTTATATAGTTGTTTAGTATTCAAACACTATTTTTAAATCTTGCCTTTATTACGTCAACTTTGCTTATAAAAGCACGATTATGGCACTGAAAAAACTACAAGAAAAGGAGTTTGCAAAATCACTATTTATTGGTGGTGGGATTACCCAGAAGGAAATTGCTTCTCGTGTTTCTGTGACCGAAAAAACGCTTACAAATTGGATTAAAATAGGCAAATGGGATAGTCTTAAAAAATCATTGCTTACTACAAAGCAGGCCCAGTTATCATTTTTATATGACCAACTAGACTTTTTAAACACTGATATTTCAATTCGAGATTATAAAGTGGCTGTTGGTAAAGAGGCCGATACCATTATTAAATTAACGGCCGCCATAAACCGATTGGAAACCGAAACCTCCATTGGTGACACCGTGGAAGTCGCTCGACACTTTATCGAGTTTGTACGTCCGCAAGATTTAGAACTTGCCAAAACTATCACGAATCTATTTGATGTCTTCATAACTGCAAAAATGAAATAATGGCAAGTAGCAAAGCGGAGGATAAGAAATACTACGAATTATGGCAACAGTTTCGGGACAACACCCGGAAAGCCACACCTATTGATTTAAAGGAAAGTACCGTTGACAAACAAAACCGTATTGCCAAACTCGAAAAGTCACCGGAGGCGTGGTTTAAATACTATTTCCCTAACTTTTATACATCGGAACCGGCACCATTTCACATTAAGGCAACCAAACGAGTTTTGGCAAATCCTGAATGGTATGAGGTGCGCTCCTGGTCTCGTGAGTTTTCAAAGTCCGGGCGTACAATGATGGAGGTGCTTTTGTTGGCAATGACTGGCAAAAAGAAAAATATATTAATGGTATCGTCAACCTATGACAATGCCGAGCGTTTACTCTTACCATACAAAGTAATCTTGGAGTGCAACAATAGAATTATAAACGACTACGGAGCACAGGAAAGCCTTGGCAGTTGGGAAGCGGGCGAGTTCGTAACCAAAAAAGGAGTTTCATTCCGCGCGCTTGGTTCTGGACAGTCTCCCCGTGGAACCCGTAAAGACGAGGTACGTCCTGATTGCATATTAATCGATGATATTGATACCGATGAAGAGTGCCGAAATGCACAACGCATCAAGGACAAAATCAAATGGATTGAGGAAGCATTATACGGAACGCGCTCCCTTTCAAATCCTTTGTTGTGGATAGCTTGTGGAAACATCATTGCCAAATATTGCTGTATTACTGAAATGGCCAAGAAAGCCGATATCCACGAAATTATAAATATTCGTGACAAAAACGGAGTTTCAAACTGGCCCGCTAAAAATACTGAAGCTTTAATTGACCGAGCCCTTTCCAAGATTTCTTGGAGCGCACAACAAAAGGAATATTACAACAATCCGGTGAGTGATGGTGACGTATTCGAAAAGATAAAATACGACAAATGTCCACCGTTAAAATCTTGCGACAATGTGTTGGTTTATGCTGACCCTTCGACCTCGAATAAAGACCGTGGCGTTAATAAACAAGCCTCTTATAAATCGGTGGGCGTTATTGGTAAAAAGGGATTGAAATACTATTTATATAAAGTTTGGATTAAGCAAACCAATAACTCAAAATTTGTGAGTTACTTGTATGAAGCCTACAACTATATGGTACTGCACGAGGTCGATGTGAAGCGTATTTATATCGAGAACAACTCATTGCAGGCTCCACACTATGAGCAAGTAATTCAACCCGAAATTAAAAAGCAAGGCGGTGGACTTATTCACTTGCCTATTACCGAAGACCAACGTAAAAAGTCGGACAAATTTGAACGTATCGAAGGAACCTTGGAACCAAAGAACCGATTGGGAAATCTAATTTTCAACATTGCCGAAAAGAATGACCCTGATATGAAAGTTATGGAGGATCAAATGACGGCCGTTTCAAAAAATGCAAAAATGATGGACGGCCCCGATATGTTGGAAGGTGGCGTTTGGATTTTAGAAAACAAGACCGTACAAATGGAAGGCGGGTACTCTTATGGCTCAGTTAATAATAGGAAGTTTTAATGTTATGTCAAAAAACAGGAAAGAAAGACAGGCATACGCCTATTTACAAGGGAGCATTAATAAAGTAGATATTTCAGTTTTAAAAAAATGGAATAGAAAAAATTTTGATGTAGGTGAATTTAGGGCATTACGAAAGCAGAAAACGGAGCAAATTATGAACAAAGAAACAACAATAAATATAAATATATGAAAGTAGTAACTTATCAAGTAGGCGTGGATGTTTTAGGATTTCCAATTTATATGCAACATAAAATTTACAAGATTTCAACAGACCCAAACAGCAAGTTTCACAAAGGGGTTTCTATTCCTTTGGGACAGGTTGTTGACCAAGAAATCATAAAACAACACTAGTATGTTTTTATCAAAATCAGATTTAGGAAGCGCCATTTATGGCTATCAAGTTGACCAAATAACCGAGGGCAAGGATGATTTAGTATTGCAGGCCATTGGAGCAGCTATTGAGGAAGTGGGTGGCTATTTAAAAGGCGCGAGCTTGTATGATGTCACCGCTATTTTTGCCGCGGCAGGAGCAAACAGAAATGCGTTAATTGTAACGCATACCGTTACCGTTGCCAAATGGTATCTCGTAGAGTTATGCAATGCCGACATCATTTATGAGCAGGCTAAAGAACGATATGACCGCGCTGTAGCTTGGCTCACTAAACTATCCAAAGGAACGGTTGTCGTTGGCTCTTTGCCAGTGGTTCCCATTGCAACTGGACAAACTGAAACTGACACTTTTGGCTATGGCTCAAGACCTAAATTTAATCACGATATATAATGGCAGCAGCAGCAAAAAAAGCCGCTCCGGTAAAGAAAACCGCAGCACTCGACAATAAGTTAGTCAATCAAATTTTAGCCAAATCAATGAGCCGGGTTCGTCAGGATGTGGCGAGTTGGAACACGGCTTTGACTATGGCCAGAAAAGCCGAGAAACCAAAGCGGTTTTTGTTGTATAATTTATACGATGAAATTTCCATTGATGGCCTTTTAAAATCTCAATTAGGCAATCGAAACCTTAAATCATTGTCAACCAGTTTTATCATATCTGACAAAAGTGGGAATACAAATGAAGATGCCACGGCTTTGCTTCAGGATAAAATATGGGTTAATGAAATTAACAAAGCGATCCTTGGATCTATCACGCACGGACATTCTGCAATAGAGTTATCCTGGATAGGAGCCGGAGAAACTCAAGACTTGAATTGTGATTTATTAGACAGACAAAATATTGAGCCTCGTGACGGCTTGTTTTATCCTGATTATAATGCTGACAAAGCAACCGCGTACCGTTTGATGCCTGAGTTTGGCACTTGGATTTTAGAGTTTGGAGACCCTAAAAATTTAGGACTTTTAAACAGTGCAGTGCCTCACGTTTTATTCAAACGATTTGCACAAAGTTGTTGGTCTGAACTTTGCGAAATCGCGGGAATCCCTCCAAGGGTTATGAAAACAGATACCCAAAACGCGGCAATGTTACGACGTGCAGAGCGTATGATGAAAGATATGGGTGCAGCCGCTTGGTTCATTATTGACGAAAGTGAAAAATTTGAGTGGGCGCAAGCCTCGAATGCTAACGGTGATGTGTACCAAAAGTTAATGACTTTTTGCAATAACGAAATATCGATGCTAGTTTCGGGTGCTGTAATGGGTCAGGATACTGTGAACGGATCTAACTCGAAAGAGAAAACAATGCAGGATACTTTGCAAACATTGGTAGACTCTGATTTATCATTGATTGAGCAATATTGGAACTCTAAAGTTATCCCGGCTTTAATCAATATCGGGGTTTTGAGTGGCGAATGCGTTTTCTCTTATCCCGAAACGGAGGACATTGCTCAATTGTGGACAATGACAAAAGATACTTTTCAATACTTTGAAGTAGACACAGAGTGGATAAAAACCACTTTTGGAGTTCAGGTTACTGGGCCAAAAATACAACCTGTGGCAGCACCACCGGCAAAGCTTTCACTTGATGCGGGTTTTTTCGACTAAGCCCCAATTATTTTAAGGAATATTTTGGGGCTTTGAATAGCCAACTTTCGTTTTTGTACGATTGTGATTGTGACGATTGCAAAACAAAGGCGCACACATTGGCCATTGGCAAAAGCAAAATTAAACCGCTTTTAACTGCCGTTGAAAAGGCATTTAAACAATTGCACACCAAAGGCAGTTACAAGCCACAAGATTTGGCAAAAACAGCCGAGTACAAAAATTTGATTACAGGAACGAGCACAATTTTAAACGGTGCAATTGCCGACAATGATATTCCTGAAGCAATGTTCAACTCATTGAAAGAGGACGTGTTTGTATTTTCGGGATTGAAAACTCACGCACAATTGGCTGAAGCTTCGAAATTATTATTGACTCCTGAAGGAAAAATAAAATCCTTTTCGATATTCTCAAATGACGTGCAAAGCATCAAAGAGAACTATAATCAAAAGTATCTGGATGCCGAGTATCAATTTGCAGTATCCAGTGCGCAATCGGCAGGAAATTGGGCGGGTTTAACGACTGATTATGATTTGCAGTATAGAACGGCGGGCGATGACCGCGTTCGCGACTCACACGACAAATTAAGAGATACGACACTTCCACAGGATGACGCGTTTTGGATTTCGTATTACCCACCAAACGGTTGGCGTTGTCGCTGTACCGCTGTCCAAGTCCGAAAAGGCAAGTATGATGTAAGCGATAGCAAAAAGGCAATTACTGAAGGCGAAAAAGCAACTACTCAAATTGATAAAAATGGGCAAAACAAACTGGCGATTTTTCGTTTTAATCCTGGCATTCAAAAAGTGGTATTTCCGCCGTCGCATCCGTATACTAAGATTGCGGGCGCGAAGGAAGTCAGAAAGATATTGAAAGATGGAAATTAACGAACTCGAAAAAAAGATTACTGCAGACTTAGCGGTTGAGCTTGCTGACGAGTTTGACCGAAACTTTGAGCGTAAAGCCTTTTTTACTGAGAAATGGCCGTCAACTAAAATCAATAATGCTCGTGGTTCTGTGTTGAACCGCTCCGGGAACCTGCGACGCTCGATTAAATATTCCGTGAGGGAAAATATGATTTCGTTTAGCAGTTCGCTGCCGTATGCTTCAATTCATAATGAAGGTGGCGAGATAACAGTCACGGCTCAAATGAAAAAATACTTTTGGGCAATGTACTACAGAGCAATGGGTGGCGTCACGACCAAAAAAGACGGTGGCGAAAGTTCCAGTAAGAAAAATGTAAAGCTAACCGGAGAGGCGGCCAAGTGGAGAGGAATGGCTTTAATGAAAATAGGCCAAAAAATAAAAGTCGAAAAGAGGCAAATGGTGGGAGACCATCCACAGGTTGCAAAACTAGTAAAAGGCGTTATTGACGACAATATGGAAATCTTTAACCAAGAGTTAATTAAAAAATTCAAAAGATGAAAACATTACTTTTAGGCATACAAGACCAATTGGCCACAGCCACAGGATTGAAACACATTGACGAAGATTGGGGACAACTTGACGATTACGGCCCACACGTGCCCGTTAAGTGGCCGTGTTGCCTGATTGACTTTACCGCCGCCAATTATACCGACATTGGAATTGATAGAGCCTCAACGCCGCAGAACCGCCAACAGGCGACTGGAAGCATCACGCTGAACTTTGCCAATTTGAAATTAACTAATACGAGCAAGCTTGCACCCATTGGCCAAAAGAATGATGCCTATCTATTAATGGAATTAATAGAAACGGTACACGCAAAAATACAAGGTTTTAGACCTGAAGAAAAAAGCGGAGCTATGATGCGTTCGAGTTTTAAAAGAGTAAAAAGAGACGACGGAATTCAACAATACCAAGTCGTTTATACTATTGGTTTAAATAACGTTTAAATCGCAAAACGGAGTTGTTGATTTTTTACTACTTCGAGAGCTGCAATCTCTTTGTTAACCGGAGTGGTCAAAATAGTATAGAGCGTAGTTCGTGAAATTGGGTAAACGGGACAAATGTATTTTCGTAGAATAACAGCGTCGGGAATGTCCTCCGTCTTGTGCTTGTGGTACAAGTCTAAAATAAGCTTATATCGTTTAAGCTTATTGTTTTGGATTCCGATAGCTTGGTTGGTGAGGGACATAGCACAAATATATATTATTTTATAATACGATGCAATGCAAGTTTTTAGACATAAAAAAACCCACCGATTAGAGTGGGTTTTTTTTGTTAATTAGACCAGTTGCTCAGCTCCCAAAGGTTGTCCTGTTTATTTTGAATTTTAAAGATAATTCCTTGTGGACGGTGCCTTAGTTCTTGGCTTGAAAAATCGTCAATCGTTTTTTCTAGTTCTACGTCGGGCCTAAACACTTTTTTCCAAATAGGAAACAAATCAAGATATTTACCAGATACATTATTAAATTTAAATTTCTTTGTGCCTGCTATTTCAAGGGATGGATTTTCGCCTTCATAATAAACCGTAAATGATACGTCAAGATGATTTTGTCCGCTATAGTCATCTGATTTTCTTGCAATAGCTTTCATTTCTTCCGTGGCGGACGCATCTATAAAAACAATAATATACAATCGCTGTTTTGTACTTTCTAATATTTTCAGAAACTCCCATTTTGTTTTTCCATTAGCGGCAACATTTTCGGCAAATTCACGCGCACCTGGTTCATCTAGTTTTGAAAGCGATAGGATATAATCTTTATTTGGGTGGTTAAAAACTGCGGCTTTATCATCTTTTTGCTTTTGTAAAGCAGCACGTTCAGCATCCCTTTGTTTAACTCCGGCCATAATAATATCGGCGGAGCTTTGTTGTGCGCTTGCAAATAAACCTATTAGAAATGTGGCGAGAAATAGTATTTTTTTCATAATTTATTACATTAATGAGGGGTCACTCATATTGAAATTAGAACTTTTTTTAAATTCATCGCTGTACGGAACAAACACAGAGCTAAGTCTTACTTGAATAGCTGATTCCTCTGAGCTATCTTCAAACTCTGTAAAAATCCATCCTCCGGGAACTCTTCTAACTGATAAACTTCTTGGATTGTAGGGCTCACGCTCTGCAAATGTTTCTTCTAATAAATCTAAGGCATAAATGTTTTTCATTTGGTTGTTGTTTTTAAGTTGCTCAAATGTATGTAATTATTGTCACTGCAAAATTTTTAATTATCAAAAACCGTTTTCATCCAAAAATTTTTTATCTGGTTAGCATCATAATCAAACTCTTGAAGTTTATTGGAGAGTCGTTTGACCTGACCGCGAATTTCTTCGAGTGTATATTCCTCCTGATTTATGGGCTTACCCATTTCGATTAAAAATTTATTATAATGCTCTCGATAGTCTCGGTCATATTTCATCCAGTCCGGGTGTTTTTTTATGGCATAGTATACAGAGGAGTGGTCTTTATTAAAGAAGCTTCCAATGGCCTCGTATGTTTCGCCTTCAGCTATTAGTTGCAGGCTTATGGCACTGCGAGCATAAACCATTGTGCGGGTTCTGGCTGTGTCGAGTGGATCTACTCCATAAACCTTCTCGGCTATTTCTGCTAAATAGCAGGCTTGACTTTTATTTCTTAAATTGTATCTCATAATCTTATGCTTTAGACCACTCATCTTCAAAGTAGCGTTTGTTTATAAATGTGGAAAGGTGCGCTTTGGCAACTCCTGTTTTTGCTAGATATTTATCGTAGCCTTTTATCGAAAGGAAACACTTTATTTTATCGGCATCCTTTAGTTTGTTGTATTGCTTTTCGGAATCTGACTTGCTGACTTTGTTGTTGTAGATGTTCCAAAAGTTTTCGAAGTCAAGAACGGGAGCGGCTTTTATGATTTCGAATTTATCTGTGAATATTTTTATTTTTTGCCAGATTGTTTTCATTTGATTTTCATTAGCCGGGAAGTGTGCAAAGAGCCAATTTTGTTGTGCTATTGTCAATTCACCTTCTAGTATTTCAAAGGCTTTTAAATGTGCGTTTAAATCGTATTTAAACAGGAATAATAATGCCTTTTCTTTACTCCTGACGGTGTAGGTGGTTAGTTGTTCCATTGGCATGTATTTAAATGATCTATGATATAATAGAAAGGGATATTCAAGTCAAAAGCTAGAGCTAATTCAATCTTTGCCCCTTTACTGTGTATATGGCAGGGAAGTAAATAAACTGCGTCACAGTCTACTAAAGCTTTAATACATTTTTTCATTGCAACTGGCCAAGGAGTATTCCAGTCTCCGACAACTTTTAATGGGTTTATAACTTCGAAGCCTAAAGCTTCAATTTCTTTTTGAACGATAGCAAATTTCTCTGTCGCTTCATCTGGGAGCAATCCGGTAACTTTCCCGGCTATGTATATTTTCTTTTTCATTGTTTAGCGTTTTTTAATTGATTTTTATTGAAGTCTAGCATCTTTTTTACAAGCCTTTCATCTCTTTTGCAGGTTGGTTTGAATGATTTTTCTAAAAAATTAATTTGTTCGTGATTCATATTTCTAAATCTTCCAAAAACATAAAAGGCAATAACAGTTCTGAGATAGGAAATGAATAGTATTATTTTTTTTCTCATTATACTAACTGTTGGTTTAAAGTGGATTGAATGAAACGAATGACATTACGGTCATAATCATTTAGCGGGTGTTGATCTGTGAGTATTGTGAACTGTTCTAGGAAGTGAGCCTCATAATACTCTAGTGTGAAATTATGCTTTTTACATTTGGTAAACAGCGTCACGCCCATTTGTACTTCGAGTTGTTTCTTTTTGAATTTCAAAATAACTTTGTCGAGAACTGACCGAGCTACTTTCACGCTTCGGTCTTTGTTGGGAGTATGGTCAAGAAAGCCAAAGGTGTACACTAAGGAGTTTAAGTGTTTTTCGGAGATTTTAAGTTTTACTTTCATATCAACAATCTGTTTTAGGTTTGGTTAATTGTTCGCCACACTCGATGCAAAATTGGGCGGTGGTTTCACATCCGCACTCGGCGGTTAAGGTTCTGGTTTCGGATATGTCGTGTGGACAAACCTCTTTGATGCTATACTTTTCCATTCCAAGTGGTTTCTGAAGGGCAACAACTTTTGCCGCCGTATAGTTTGAAGGAAATTTTATTGAAAAGTGATGCGAAGTAATTTTTTACTTTTTTCATTTATATTTTAGTTCCGTGGTATAACCCACAATTAGAGCAAAAGAATTCGCCGTTTTTTTCTTTGACTGGCATATCAATTTCACATTCAAAACAGTGAAGGCGTCGGCTATCTTCCTCTTCGGGTTCAACTCCAATCATATCACAGGCGTTGGTAGCTCCCATAAAATAACCTATCCAAAACGATGCGCCAATAAGCATCAAGGCAAACACTGCTATTCCTATTTTTACTACTATCATTTTATTTATATATTGATTTAACGATTCCTTTAAATGCTTCGATAATTTTTGAAACTTCCCACGGCTCCATTTTTTTGAGGGGTTTGTTTATGGGTGACTTATCACTTTTTAGAAAATCACTCAACCTATTGAGGTCAGGAACTTCGCCATACTTCTCATTAGGTATTACCCATTGAGCGGTGCGCATTTGCGCTAGTATGGTAAGGTGTTGTTTATTTTCCTTATCGAATGATGCCCAGTTTTCAACCTCAATTGTGGGGGTTGTTCCCGTTTGTTGGTGCATTATCTTAATCGCCTGGTCGTGGGTGATGGAGCGTAAGCTTGTGCGGGAATTATCATTAGTAACCCATTGCACCCATTCGTCTTTCATTTCAACATTATAATTGCAATTGCGCATTATTTCGTTGATTTGAAACTTGGTGATGCCTCCGGTTGTTTTGGGTTGGGTTTTAGTTTGTTTCATAATAGGCGTCATTTATAGAAAATGCAACTCCATAAAAGCCTGAAATAATCAACTTTTTTCCCCCTGACGGATTCCAAAAGGAAATATTTAAGGGTGTGCAACGTGGATATTTTTCGTTGAGCTCTGTTTGCTTTGACATAATTCGTTTTTTTAGCTCTGGAAGTTTGGCGGCGTCAATAAGCTTTCCTCTTAACGATTGTAGAAAAGTAGAAAACTCGGCTTGGAGTTTGTTTTTAGTTTGAAGCGAGTTATTGGCTTCGAGATAGTAGTGGGTTGGTTTCATTTTGTTGTTGTTTTAAAATTTGCTCCTGAGGCGGGAATCGAACCCGCAAAGCCTTCTTGCTCAGGAAACCGAATTAACTAACCTTATTTTTTGCCTTCGTCAACCATAAGAAAAAAGTCATTTCTTAGTTTAACGACTGACTGCAGTTTAACTTCAACCTCAAACTCTTCTTTTGAAACTGATTGTTTAATTTGCTCTGTTGCTTCTTTAACCGCTTTCTCTTGGCTTTTTGCCATTACAATTCCAGAAATAAAACCACCTTTTAGTGATGCTTTTTTTGGGGTTAATTTGTATTTAATTTGATACGCATTGTCTTTTAAATCTGCCATTTTTCTATACTTTGTAAGTTGCTTTTGTGTGTGTTTTGAATGCCGGGTTTTCTATAACCTGACTTTTATACCTTCTGAAGGCTCGGAGCTCATTGTCTGACATATCAGTTCTTGAAATCCAATTATCGTTGGAGTCTTTATAAACTGTGTGGCCATTGACATTATATTGTTGATGATCTTCCAGTGGGATTATGATTATTATTACGCTCATTTTCGAGTTGTTTAAAAAAGGTTCTTATTTTGAATCGTAGCCAAAGGAGATATTCAACAATGGCTTTTCCGTTAAGTACTGCTATCAAAATCATTAATAGCAGTACTGTACTGTGGTCGTTACTCGGTTGCAACTTCTGCAGGGATTTTTTCAGTGAAAAAATCAAACTTATAACCGCTCAAAAAATCTACTGAAGACATTGACAATGGCACGTTTGTTTTGTTGCCTTCCTCGTCAATTAAATTAGCCTCAATGAACCAAGATGAGCGCACTGGCTTATAGGCTGCAGCAATGATTTTAACTCCGTCCGTAAACTCTTCATTATTGAAGTCTTTGGTTAGCTGCTGTAGCTCTAGCACTCGATTGCCTTTGAGGTTTCCTTTGGCATCTTTTTTCAAGAGGTTAAAAACAACTTTTACAAGCGCGGCGGTTTCCTCATTTGTTGCCAAGGATGAAATGTAGTTGTGTACTTTTTCGATTCCTGCAGTTACGGTATCGTCCCAACCGTCGTTTATTCTGTATCCAATTTGTATCTCTTCGCGATCTGTTGAAAAGGTGTGAGATTGTTGTTTTTCCTTTAGGCCATAAACTTGGTTTTTCAAGTCTAAAATATCTTCAAAGAATTTGAAAGTTTCTGTTTTGGCTTCGCTAATGATTTCCGAAGCTTTGCACAATTTGAACATTGCTTTTGGCACGGTTTCGGCAACTAGTGCCTTGTAGGTTTCGCGGTCTATCTCTTTTTTTACTTCTAGGCTTGCTAGTGCTGCTTTTAACTCTTCGGCTGAGAATGAGGCTAATTTTGCTACAGATGCCATTTGGTTCATTACTTCTTTTGTGTTCATAATTATCGGGTCTATTACTGTTATTTGATTAATACTCTCCATTTTGTTCATTTACTTCTTTTTGGGTTAGTGGCTTCCAGTTCAGGAGTTCGATGCGCCGTTGTATTTCAGTTAGTTTATTCTCTACCGTCTCCGGTATGGGTCTTGGTTCTATAAGAGGGAGGTCAAGTTCCCTTAATAATTGGCCTCGCTCCTGGTTAATTAACATCCTGTCCAGTATTGTGAGTGTTTGTTGCTTTTGGCTTGAGTATTGCAAACACAAGTGAAGGAATGCGAGGCGGGAGTGTATCTCTTCAGTTCTCATTGTTACACTGGTTTAAGAGTTCTTGTAATTGGCGTTTTTTTGAAAGTAAGCTGACATAAAAAGAGATACTTTTTTCTTTTTTTAGATCTATATCTAGCTTGATAATTTGGCTTTCAATTTCTAGCCTTACGGCGTGTTTTACATTGTTTTCTGGAAGGTCTAATGTTAGGGGCATATTAATTTTGATTAAAGGTTAGGCTGTGGATTTTTACACCGGAGACTTTTAAACCGTTCCCGGATGTTGTTTTCTTGATTTCGTTTAGCAAGACCATTGGGCGGATGTTAAACATTCGATACGTGCATTCTGCGTAGCATCGTTTATAGTCCTCGGCAATAATGGTGTCGTTATCCTGGTAACGGCTAGTTAGTTGCTCGAAGTCTTTTTCACACTTACCATATTCAGTCATAAACCATTTGTTTATGGACGAATTAGCAAGTACTTTTTGAAACTCGTGAGTGTTAATGGTTACGCTTTCGCACCATCTTGCATAGGCCCCGAAGATTAATAGCTCATACTCTTCAGGAGTCATTTTTAATTTTTGATTGATTGTTGTGGTCATAGCTTTTTTTTTAATCTTGTTGTTGTCCTCTTAACTTTTCAAATCCTTCTTTCCAAATGGTATAAAAGCCTCCATTTGGCCCGATTGTCCTTCCTTTGCAGGCTGCCAAGTATCCTGTTACAAATACTTTTTGTTTGGCATCAAACATTATAGATTTTTCAAGTTCCGAGCGTGGGTTGTTCCCTTGGGCGTGACCTGAAATCACTATTATTTTTCGTCTGTACTTCCTTTTGAATTCGAGGTATTGCTCGAATGATTTAAAGAAGTAAATTCCGCTGTCAATAAACACAACATCGGGAGAGCCACGTTTGTCGAGATACGCGCACATTTGCTCGTAGTCGTAGCTTGATGCCAAAAAGTTATCTTTGACGTCTGATGTGCCTACGATTTCGTTTCTTTCAATGAAATCTGAGTCATCCGTTTCCTCTTCCAGTAAGTTGTAGAACGTATTCTGTGTTTTTGAGAACTCCTTTGCCAATTGCAAAAGAAAGGTTGACTTACCGGAGGCACTTGCTCCCCAAACAAACCAAACACCTTTATTTTGCGGTTGTTTAAAGGCTTCGAACATTTCGCCTTCAAATGGTATCCTTTCAATTTTTTGATTTAGAATATTGGCAACGTTTAGGGCTTTTTTAAGTTTTACCATAAAAGGTTACCCTCTGGAAGGTTCAACACTCTACGAACTAGTCCCATACTTAGTGCCTCGCCTAATCTTTCGGCCTCACGGGTTGCAGGAACAATGATGTCGTGCAGTTCGCCGTAGTTATCGCAATTTGTAAGTAGAAACTTTTTGAGCTCACGGTCTTCAATATCATCGACAAACAGTTTATAGCTACGGTCGATGTTTGGAAGCAAACGCAAGCCAAACTTGATGCGGCGGTGGAACTGTGGAATCCCCGATTTATTGCGGCGTTTCAATTTTTCTACATTTTCAACTAATTGGTTGGTTCCAATGAATACTAGTGAGCAATATTCGTGAAGGTTGTCGTAGAGTTCCTTCATTGCGCAAAGAGCTGCTTGTTTCAAGTACTCTGACTCGTCAATGATTAGCATTGGTTTGTGACCGTAGTTTTTAAGCATTGCCATTTTAGAAGCTATCTGACGAATTTTAGTCGATTTAGATCTACCGGTAGCGTGTATTTTCAACTCGTCGACAATCTTGTCAATAAGGTCAGAAAGCGTGTCACTAGATCCTGCGGTTACAATAAATGTGTCCAATGGATTTT